GTTTGATACGGCTTCTAAGTCGTCGATCAGTCCGGTGTCGATATAACCCCAGAAAGCAGGACGGATAGGAACTGTACCGAAGTTTCCAGAACCTTTAACCATTTCAGAAATCATTTCAGCATCGTTGCTTAGCAAGGTTTGAACCGCGCTATCAATATCAGCTTTTGTTAATTCTGTCGGGGTGTTTCCGTTAACTCCGTTTGAGCAAGCCACAACCGTTGAAATTGTAGCCAGAACATCTCTTGTAACTTCGTCCATTGTCTGGGCCAAGTTTTGAGCAAGTAGGCGAGCGGATTCATTGATCACACGGTCTTCGACAGTGTATTCAACTTGGTTTGTCACAGTAACATAGTTACCGTAAAAATCAACTCTTGCCTTAATGTCCGTTGCGGATAGCGCAGCACCCGGAGGCGTGATACCATCTTGCAAAGGAACTGGAACGGTTGCAAGTCTTGCATACCGTCTAAATACGATAGTGTCACCTGACTTTTTAGGTAGAACACGACGTTGCGCAAATCTTGTGTGGACTAGCATTGGATATGCAGTCATCAAAAGAAGGCGGTCGTAATACTCTCTAACGGCAGGAGATAACACAGAAACTGTAGTAACAGCCATTTTCTAACTCCTAGTAATAGCCCATATGTTTCGAGGCTTCTTTGCGGAAGTCATCATCGGACATGTCCTTCCAACGCCTAGCTTCACTAATCGGAGAATTTTGCCCAACGCTTGATAGGGAACCGCTCTTGGAGCTGTTCTGGACTATCTTTTCAGCGTCGGAGTTAATCTTCGTCCGTTTATTAGCCTTCTGATAGGCATCAGAGTTTTTTGCCAGATAGTACGCAAGCTCAAAGTCCTGCGACTGCTGCAAAGTCCCCTTTAAACTGGGATTTTGTTTTAAAACTTCTGGTAAATACTTTCTCACTACTTCATCATAATCAGAGTGTCTTTGCGAAATTTTGATCTCATCAAGACTCATTTTGTATTGACTGTTGAGTTGATTAATGAATTTCTTCGCCTCACCAACAGTCAATACGTCTTCATCTTGAAGATGATCTAATTCGCTTTTAGGCTTTTGTGCCGGCAGTGCCTGCATTAATGCCATATGCTCTTTCATCATGCGTAGTTCTTCTTGCAAATCTTGACGCTTTGAACGTTCCGCCTCTAACGCATCCAAAGGGACTTGTCGATGCGACTCAATGTTATCTATAACGTCAGAACCTGCAGGGGTGGCGTCCCCCAAATTATCGCCCAAATTATCTTCCATTGTGTTACCTTTTTACGCCCTTATAGTCGGCGACACTATTCGTTATATAAATAAGTTTTCCCTATGTCAGGTCGTTGCTGAACATATGGATTTACTATCAACCCGGCCTTATTTTCCACGGCTCCCCAGTCAATCGGGGCATCGGGAATATTGACCTTTTCGCTTACGATTCGTCCGTCTAAAACCTCTAAAACAACCGTCCCGATTAATGTTCGTGGCGGTGAATTGTAAGCCTTACAAACTCTCGTAATCACTTGCTGACCTGTATTTAACCTATACTTGGACGGCTTGTGCGCAATCACAATCCAGTAGTGACCGGTGGGTCTGCTGTTAAGAATGTCTTGAACTTCCTTATCATCATCCGCCATCATCTGTTGGGCTGTCTCGCCGAGCTCTTGAACCATTCATCCCCCTAGTAGCTATATTTAAAAGCTTGTTCAGGGTATCCCCTCATATCCTTAGGCAGTTCTTTTAAGCCTTTATTCATCTTCTTTTGTGCTGCGAAGACGTCAATATGCTCAACAGGGCTTGCGTGCTTGCAATCTGCGAGCCTGCTTCCCATAGAACTACCAGACATATATTTAGAGTTGCCGTTCTTCATCTGGAACCCCCATAGTTTGGTTTTGTTGTTGCTGTGGTTGACCCACAGGATTTTCAGACCCAGGTTGTGACACCTGCGCCGAAATTGTTACATCGTCCGCCTTGATCTGCTGCTCTTGCTTACGATTTGATTGTTCCATCATCTTTATGATAGTGAAATACTTCATGAGCTTGTCATCGTCCATCGCTTGAAGCTCTTTGACAGCCTTTACGCGATCAAGTGCTGATTTTGAACGATCCGCAACTGCTGCAGCTGCTCTTTCATCCTCAAGACCCATATTTGCCACAGAGCGTGTAAAGCGCTCTTTTCCAAGGGCGATATCAGATATTGCTTTGGCTTGAGCAAGTTGCTGTTGAGATTGAAGGAGCTGGTTTTGCAATTGCTGCTGTTTTTGGGCGGACTCGGCTTGCGCCTTCTCGATTGCTGCCAACTGCTCAGTATACTTACTCTTGCCCTGAATTGGGGCAGCCTCAGCAAGCATTTCTCCAGTAACTGGAGCGCCGGCAGCCTTTAGATCAAGTAGTTGTCTGAAATACATTTGACGTTGAGTGTCTGTTAGGATTCCTTCTTGGACAACAACATCGTATTTAGTGAACTCTTTGTTATAGAACTGCTCGGTAGGCTTCTCATTTATGATTCTCTCAATCTTTTTCGGGCTCCATTGCTGGATAAGACGGAGAACCTTTTGACTAATAGCCTTTTGAGACATGCGAAGATTATCAAAAAGGTCCTGAAGATTGACCAACGAAGAACCTTGACGCAACATCATAAGAACACCAGATTCATTTGCGCTTTCAGCAATACCAAAAGAGGCATCGTTTACGCCTGCAATCTCTACCATGTCGCGGTTAAACAAATCCTGGAGCTGAAACATGGATGGCGGTATCTGTGCTGGTTGTTGCTTTTCAAGAGCGCCGGGACCTGCGTCTTTCTTTTTCCAGATAACCTTTCCCTGGCCTGATTGAAAGAGTGAGCGAGGGTTAATTACTGAGTCCTCTTCAGCAATCCACCCAGAGTTAATCTGAGAATCCAACATATCCACCATCTGAGAGCGCCTTTTATTCGCTTCTTTCTGTGGATCGCGGATACATCGTGTCAATGACTGGATTTTTAAGTCCCATTGGTCTGTTTCTGGCTCAAATATCGCAGTGAATGGAACGTATGGGTATTCATTTAAGCCATAAGGGTTAACTTCTGTTCGGATTAGCTGTCCATTGATGATAATGTGCTGCTCAACGTACTTTTTTGGACGATCGATCACCTTTAAGTTTTCATGCATGTCAAGAAATGCACCAATTCTGTCTTTTGGGCCGTCCCATTCCATGTATTCAGCCGTTTCCATGTCAACAATGAATGGAACCATCTTCCATTTCTGTTGCCACATTTCGTTATACGCCAAAAGATCACGTCCATTTGGTTGGCGCTGATAAGGAAGCCATGTAAATTTATCGTCTCTTTCCCAGCCGATCTTATGAAGAACTTCAAGCTCTTTACGGTGCTTTGGTAGCATCGATTGGGCTTGCTCAAGAGACAAGTATTTGCGCCGAAGGATATAATTACAGTCTGACCAATCAAGATTTGAGAAGTAAGGGTCGCAAATGAACGAGTTGTAAGGTTCACGACCAAATCGAATATCACCATCGAGAGGATCATCGCGATAATCCATCCATACGCTGCAAAGATTCCAGCCTGTCTTTAGAGCCCCACCGAAGCAATCTGAAATCGTTCGATATCCCTCACCATAGTTCATCACATAGAGTAGAAGCTGAGATAGTTGATCGGCTGTTTTCTGATCCGAATTTTCAATAGGGGACACAACAGATGATAAGCGGTTCTTGCGCTGATATCCGGTAATCATATTGATGATGCGTCGGACGTAGTTGAAGACGAATGCTGAACGGCCTTCTTGAAATAGTGTCTGTTTTTCTCTTTCTGACCACTGATCGCCGAGGTAATAACGTAAATCCGTTTCTGCCTCTGGATAGAATGTATTCCACACGTAGTACGATTCATTGTACATCGTGTCGAAGTCTTTTGTGACTGTTTGATCTGTTGCCATCTCCGCCCATCTCGTAGAGTAGTTAAACGACTATCTCCTGCGCGAGATAGGAAGCGATGTGCTAAACGCAGTTAGCTACGGATGATCAGTCCTACATCGCACCTATTAGGTGCTATTTCTTTTTGGCCTTCTTAGCCTCTGATATGGCAATTGCCACAGCCTGTTTTTTGTCTTTAACAATCGGCCCGCTCTTGCTACCGCTATGAAGTTCGCCCTCTGCGTACTCATGCATAACCTTCTTAATCTTCTGTTTTCCCTTAGACATTGACTTCTTCATAGTGCAACCTTTCTTTTAGCCCATCATATAAAAACTTTACCTATTAAGCAAACATCATTTTAATATTT